AAAAGAAGGTCGCGCCGTTCGCCTCATCGACCTGGAGATTTCCTCTCGCACGCGCCGCTTGGCTGCACTCGAAGACCGGTGGAAGCGGATGCAAATGATCTTTGACGAGCGCGCTGCTGATCCAACCATGGCCGACATCCCGGGTGGTAAAAGCGGGCTGATGCTGCGGTTAATCAAGAGCATCGGTTCGGGCCCGGGCGCTCGCGAAGTTCACGAGTACGCGATTGACACCGCAGCGCTCAAGGAGATCCGGGCGCATGAGCAGCAGGCCGCGCAGGAATTGGGTGAGTGGGGCGATGCGCAACCGGTTGAGGCGGAGTCGCAGAAGTCGGCATTCCCTGAATGGCTGACGCAAGAATGGAAAGAGCGTGGGATTATCAACCGCTCCGCAGCCAAAGGCGATTCCACGCCAGCCGATCACAATATAAAGGATATTCTGGGCCCGTTGGTAGCGGCAAAAGCCGTGCATTAGTATATGAGGCGCTGTTCATGGCGCACATCAACGCCGGCCGTCATGGATTGATCGGCGCACCCAGTTATCCGATGCTTCGGGACGTGACGCAGGTCGCGTTCTGGGAGATTCTGGAACTGGAGAATATTCCGTACCGGTTCTTCAAGCAGGAGAATCGGCTGTATCTGACGGAGCCGCGGTCGAACGTGTTGTTCCGCTCGCTGGATAGTCCGGAGCGGTTGCGCGGAACCAATCTGGCATGGTTCGGCATTGATGAGCTGACGTTCTGCAAAGAAGATTCGTTTTTGCGGCTAGAAGCGCGGCTTCGCGATCCGCAGGCAAAGTTGCGGGAAGCGTTTGCGGTTTGGACGCCGAACGGATACGACTGGGTATACAAGCGATTCATCGATTCACCGGCAACCGGCTATTCGGCTACGCTTGCTTCACCGCGCGAGAATTTCCATGTCCTCGAAATGTACGACCGCCTGGAGCAGTCGTACGACGAACGGTTCTATCGGCAAGAGGTTCTAGGCGAATACCTCAACATCCGCAGCGGCGCGGTTTACTACGCCTTCAGCCGGGAGCACAACCTACGAAAACTCGATTACGACCCGATGCATCCGCTGTGCTGGTCATTGGATTTCAACGTCAATCCGATGTGTTCGGTGATCGGCCAGGTCATCGAGCATCAACCGTACCGGCATTTGGGTGTCGAATCGTCCAAGCACATTCGCATTCTCGATGAGATTTGCTTACCGGAGTCCAATATCAACGCGGCTTGCGCGGAATTTGTCCGCCGGACAGAAAAATATCTGAGCTACGGGCGCACACTGCCGGTATGGATCTATGGTGATCCGGCCGGAAATAACCGCAATCACGCTGGCGATTCGGATTGGGGCCTGGTCGAACGGTTTTTCAAGAATGATTATCGGTACGAACTGCGGATGGCGGTTGCCAGCTCGCACAATCTAGTGCGTGATCGCGTCAACGCGGTCAATGCGGCTCTCTGCAATGCGCTTGGCGAGCACCGGCTGACGATCGATCCAGGCTGTACGGAACTCGTTGCTGATCTCGAGCAGGTGGTCTGGAAACTGGACAGCCACGGCAATTCCATTTTCGAGATTGATAAGCGGGATCCGAAACGCACGCATGTATCGGACGGACTTGGGTACATGGTAGAGCAGGTCCTGCCGATCCAGCGTGGCGAAGTGGGCTTTGGACAAACGAGATTAGTGTGACCGGCATCAGCACTTGCGCCTGCCCATTATTCGCGGTGTGCGACTGTCGCAACCACTTCAGTCTGGTGCTCGGTAGATGGTCGTTCGGTACGTGCATCTCGCTATTCGGGTTTCAGTTCCGGCTTAACCTGTTTCCGCGAATGATGCGGTACGACCGTAAGTATTGTTTCGCCCATAGGCGGATTGCAGATGCGAAACGAGAGGTGATCTAGTAACATGGCAGCAATCAACAACCATCACCTGACAAAACAGATCAACGGGCCCGTATCTTCCGGCGCGGCGATTACCCCGGATGACGCGACTGATTTGACGTTTGAGACGCGCGGTATCTACATCGGAGCCGCTGGCAATGTGACCGTGACGCTCGCGCAGGACCAAAGCAAAGTGACCTTTACCGCGCTCGCCATTGGCGTGATTCACCCGATTGCGGCTTCCCGCGTCTGGGCGACCGGCACGACGGCCACCGATATTCTGGCGCTGTACTGACCTTGTTATCCCGGCTGCCGAAACCTAAACCTCGATGCCTTTGGCGATGCGCCCGTGAGACATAGCGACGAAATCGCGGCCACGCATGATGTCGTAGTCCCTGGCCAACACCTCGTCAGTCATATCGGGCCGGATCTCCTGCAGTGCGTCTATGGAGAGCATGACCAGTCTAGGCTCGGGAACAGGGGAATCCCAGAGGGCATTGAGGGCGGTCGACCGATTCTCTGCGTCTGTCATTGAGTATTAACCAGCAGCCCCAGTATAGTTCGAAATGGTTTCCTTCCCTTCCCAAATCGCGATCAAGACGATCGACGCGCCGCACCCGCTGCATAAACAGTGCTATGACCAGTGGGAGCGCGCCCGCAAACTGTATGAAGGCGGCCGAGTGATGCGCGACGCGGCAAAGGAATTCCTGGTCCAGCGTCCGACGGAAATGCCGGACGTGTACGAAGATCGCATCAAGCGATTCACCTACATCAATCATGAGGGCAATATTGTCGGCTGGTACCTGAGCGCTTTATTCAAAGAGCCGCCGACTGTTATTCTGCGGGACCCGGACACCGATGTCGAAGCGGCCGATGGCGTCAAGGAGACGGTTGCCGAATTTCAGCAAGACGTCGATTTAGCGGGCACGCCGCTGATTGATTTCTGGCGCCGGAGCGTTGAGCCGTCGGTCCTGCTGTATCAAAGCGCCTATATCTTGATCGATGTGCCAGTCCAAGGCACATTCGCGAGCCGGGCCCAGCAAAAAGCAATGGGCGGCTTACGGCCGATTCTGCGCTGCTATACGCCTCAGGACATTCTGAATTGGTACGAGGACGAACAGGGCAATCTGGAATGGGCGGTACTGAAGCTACTGGCCACCGAGCAAGAGGATCCGTTTCAGCCGGCGAAAGTCTATGACCGCTGGTACGTGTTCACCCGCAGCCAAGTTGCTGCCTATCAGCGCGAGCACAAAAAGGACGAAGTGCGCGTCGGCGATAACCCGCCGGATGGCAATGCCACGCTCATGGAAGGATTTCCCCGTGAGCATTCGCTGTCGGATCAAAATATCGTTCCGCTGTTTAAGCAGGATATCGACACATCGATCTGGATCGGCAATCGCGTTGAATCGCCGCTTGTCAAACTGCTGAACCTCGAAAATTCACACGATTACTCGCTAGAGATGACCAATCTCGCGCAGCTCGCCGTATTCGCAGAGAAGCCGATAGACAAAATACAGACGGGCGGCGGTTATTATCTGCAGTTCGGCAAGGATGATAGGTGCGAGTTCATCGAGCAGAGCGGGAAATCATTTATAGCCTCTCAATCACGCATCATCGAACTTCGTGAGGAAGTGTACCGTCTCTCGTATCTCGTAGCGCAAGGCCGTTCCGCTTCCGCTGCCGCTTCGTCGCAATCGGGATACAGCAAAGAACAGGACATGCTGCCAGCGCGCGACGTGCTCGCCGCGTTAGGTGACCGGGCGCGCATGGGCATTCAGACGGTATTACAGGCGGCGATTACACGGATGGGCCTGGACCTGAAGGCCGATGTGCAAGGCATGAACTTTGCCGACCGGGAAGACGTCATCGAACTGGAAGTGATCGAGCGGGCGACGTCGATTGTTGAGATCAATTCGCCGGAGTATCAGCGCGAGATTGCGAACCGCATCGTAGAAATCACGTTGCCGGATCTAAACCGCGACAAGATGGAAGCGATCAAGAAGGAAATCGCGGCGAATCCCACGGAATTGGAATTGGCGCAGCAACAGCAGGCGATGTCGCAAAAATTGACGGCGGCATCGAAAGGCATTAGTCCGCGCTTGTTCGAAGATGCGGCCGCAGCGGCGTAGAGCCATGAAACTGACGGGCATCACTACATGCAGTTGTTGCCGCGTGTCTCCCTGCGAGTGCCGCAATGCAGTAAAAATCGGACTCGGCAAATGGTTTTCTGTGTATGTATCGATCTTCAGCCATCAGGCATGGGTCAACATCCCGATAGGTGATCTGTGTCTCTGGAGAAAAGACAGAAGAACGCTCAGGGCGCACTATCGCAACTGGAGAAGACGAGCCCATTGGTATGTGGATGCGAGGCGCGTAAGGCCCGCGAAACCGGCGTAAGATGCGATTTGCTGTTTTGCTATTGCTGGGCCTTCCGCTCTTTGCGTCCATGCCTGACGGATACATCGTTACGCCGTATGAAATCGCTGGTTTCCCGATGGACCGGTCAGACTTTGCTGATTTAGCCCCAAGGGCGACCAGTGACTTCACGCTGTCGAATGCGGCGAAACCGGTACGCGGCGAAGCACCCGAAGCTCAATCCGCACTGCTGATGATTGGCGGACTCGGCATGATTTTGCTGGTAGCGGGCGCACTGCGGAAGAAAGAAAAGAGTCAATAGGAGAGTTTATGGCAGAGGAAGCAAAAACAGCACAAGAGTTAGTCGCCGGGTTATTCCAGGGCGACGCCAAGCAGGTTGCTGCGACTGTGGCAGCCACGGCACCGGCACCCGCAACACCGGCTAAGGTGGAAGTGCCCAAACCGCCCGCTCCTGTCTCGCCCAAGCCGGTCGCTCCTATCGAGGGAGCCGTGGCACTGGTGGGCTATTCGCACATTGACAGCCTGCGAGACGCGGTGAAACTATTGCTGACGCATTTCGCCAAGCACAACGCGACGCAACAGGAGCAGGCACAAGCGGTTGAATTGCTGGAGAAGCTGGGGTAATAGACTGGCGATCGGTGTGGATAATTGACACGCGGAATACTCTTTCGGACCTGAGTCGGTGCGCGGCGAGTCTCCATGACCTAGTGAGCACCACCATTAGGACATCAAGCAGGTCTTATCCCGGTCAGAACGGGAACGCCAGTACATAAACTTTTGCAGTAAACGCCGCCGTGGGCGTCAACACGGGAACCAAACCAACAAACCAACTGGCCTGGCAGTCTCCAGGGGAATACCGTCGCGAGACGGAATGGAGTCCGCATGTTTAATCGTTTTCTGTCCGGTCCTCTCTTTGCAGAGGAAACGGGCGAATCCGGAGCCGGAGCCGGTGATAATTCCGGGGCAGCCAAAGGCACCGATGCCAAAGGCGCACAAACGCCTGATCTAGACACTTTTCGTAAGTCGATACTCGATGAGGTGAATAAAACGTTCAATGGATTCGCCAAGAATCTAAAGAACGACTTCGCCAAGTTACAGCAGACGACTACGGCAGCCGCGAAAACGGAAACCACTCAGGAAGCTGAGCAGGAAACGGCGACGGCTGGCGGAAAAGCGGACAAGGCCAATCCAGAGGTCGCTATTCTCACCCGAGAACTGAAGAAGTTGCAGGACCTGACGACTTCATTGCAAGAAGAGAACAAGCGTACCAAGGAATCGGCGGCGAAGAAGGAAGCGGACAGCCTGTTACGCGGCGAGCTCAGCAAGCATCAGCTTGTGCCCGGCGCGTCGGAGGATCTGTTCGAAGTTCTTTCGGGCAAGATCAAGCGCGATGACAACGGCCGATTGTTCGCCGGTGACGACGTAAACCTGGACGTTTTCGTGAAGGACTACATCGAAAGCCGACCTCATTATCTGCCGCCCGTCAATGTGAATGGGGCGGGTTCGGGGCGTTCGCAGCAGGCACACGCCAAAGCGCTCGACTGGGATCAGGTAGGCCCCGGCGCGAGCAAGGAAACGCTGGACCGGGCCAGAGCCGAATTAGCGGCGCTGATTACGGCCAAGCATTAAATCGCAGTTCCAAATTTTCAGAAGCTACTGCCGCGAGGCAGAAGGAGTAAAACATGGCAACACTAACCTCTGCCAATATGGCAAACGCCATCGTGAAATTAGTCGCGGCGGATGCCCTTCCGGCCCTCGTCGGCAACCTGGTGATGGGAAACCTCGTCAACCGTCAGTTCGAGCCTCTTTTGGCGAACGCCGGCGATACCGTCAACGTGCCCCTCCCGCCCGTCATGGCCGCGAATAACATCGCGGAAGGCGGCACCATTCAGGCGCAAACGCCGAGCCTCGGCAACGCGCAAATCGTGCTGAACACGCACGCGGAATCGAGCTTTATTTTGCCCGACGTCACGCGCGCGCTGGCAGTGCCCGATCTGTTGCGGACCTATATGGAGCCCGCCGTCATTTCGATTGCGGAAAAGATCGAGACCGATATTCTCTCGCTGTACCCGCAATTCACCTTCAACACGGCGCAAGGCGGAGCTACGAGTTTTGACGAAGCCCGGCTGGACGGATCGGAAACCGCGCTCTTCACCGCCAAGGTGCCTGCCGCTCAGCAGAAGTACCTGGTGGTCAGCGGCACGGCTTACGGCGAAATCCGGCAACTGCCGCGCTTCTCAGAGTTCCGCACCATTCAGGATGCGGGCGTGAATGCGCTCGTTACTGGGACCGTCGGCAAACTGAAGGACTTCATCATCCTGCGCTCGCAATACGTGCAGAAGGTGTCTTCCACGACTTACAATGTGGCCTTCGCGCGCGACGCCATCGCTCTAGTGATGCGGCGTCTGCCGCAGCCTCTTCCCGGTACCGGTGCAATCGCCGAGTACGTGGAGATGGGGAACTTCGGCATGCGCGTTGTGCTGAGCTATCAACCCGGCACTCTCGCCCAACAGGTCACGATCGACGCTTTCTATGGCGTTGGCGTGCTCCGCAATTCGTTCGGCCTGCAAGTGCAAAGCGACTAGTAAAGGAAAAAACTGCTGTATGCCGATGGATTTGCCAGTTTATTGGAAGTTCGTGAAGGACGAATCTTCAAAGATCACCGCCGCCTTCCCGGACGGGTTCGCGCACATTACCTCGAAAGAGGACATGTTGCGCGGGCTCGTCGGAGGCAAAGTCTGCGAGGCACTGCCCGCCCTTGCGGCAAAGTGCATCGTAGACAACACGCACCGGCTTTCGACCGATGCGGAAATCGAGACGTTCAAAGCCGAACGCCTCAAACGTGAACAGGACTTGGCGCAAAAAGAGATGAATGCCCGAATGAAAGTATTTCAGATGGGCAATGCGTATGCGCCACAACCGCCCATGATCGAACCGGCGCGAGCCGCAAGAAAACAGTAAAGAAAGCAGGCAAATATGGCCACGATTACCAATATTACGACCGGCGCACAGACAGTCTCCGCGACAGGAGCGGTCACAGGCTCGCTCGCAACCGCTACGCTCACGGGCGACTACACGGTCAAAATCCGCGTCAGCGGATTGGCAGCGGGCAAATCGCTGCAGGTGGCATTAGAGGATACGGCCAACGCGAGCGCATTCTCCGAGGCGACACAGCCGTACGTGTTCTCTTTCGTCGGGGGCGATGACCGCGACGGCATCACGCTCAGCGTCCGGGCGTATCAAATCCCGATGGCGCGTTTCGGTGTCGCGAACAGCAAGTTCCGGCTCAATGTGCAGTCTGGAACCGCCACCATCGCGGCCTCGATTCTCGGCTGGCTGGAGCAGTAGGAAAGGGAGGCAAATATGGCCACCATCAGAGATATCACCACGGGCGTTCAAACTGTTAGCGCCACGGGTGCCGTTACCGGCACACTCGATGTATCGGCACTCACCGGCGATTACACCGTCAAAGTGCGGGTGACGGGGCTTGCGGCCGGCAAGTCGCTCCAAGTCGCATTAGAGGATACGGCGCACGCGACCGTTGTCAGTACGTCCGTGGAGTTCGACGACGCGACACAGCCGTTCGTCTTTTCGTTCACAGGCGGATTTGACCGAGACGGCATCGTGCTCAGCGTCCGCTCGTATGAAATCCCAATGACCCGAGTCGGCGCGACAAACAACAAACTGCGCCTGAACGTGCAATCCGGCACTTCCAGCATCGCCGCCGGTGTGTACGGCTGGCTCGAACAGTAGTAACCCCGAAGCGCTGCTCGCTTTCTTGATTTAGAAATACGGAGGTGGCCCAATGCGACCAACCCCTTTTGCCATATTTGCGTTGTTAGCGAGCAGCGCACTCTGCGCCTTCCCGGCGTGCGTAACCGATACCCCGGATGCCGGCTGTGTTCATTTTGGCGAGCGGACAGGCAGCGATTTCGACAAGTTCATCAACGGGCCATCCAGCACGCAACAGTGGATCAGTTCCCACTTCTGGCGGGTGCAGACCTCGCCGGGCTGGTTCGATCCGAATCTAACGTGGTATCACGGCGCTTGGGCCTATTACGATTCGTATGCGATCTACAACCCGTCGACGCTCGCCAGTCAGCATCCGGAGTGGATACTTCGAGACGGGAACGGCAATAAACTGTTCATTCCATGGGGCTGCTCGAACGGAACGTGCCCGCAATACGCCGCCGATATCAGCAACCAAGCCTACCGCGACTACTGGATCAACAACGCCAAAAGCATCATCGCCAAAGGATACAAAGGCCTGTGGATTGACGATGTGAACCTGTTCATGCAGGTCGGCAATGGGACCGGCCAGCGTATTGCGCCCATCGATCCGAACACCGGGCTCACCATGACGGATCAGGCTTGGGAGCAGTATTTTGCGGACTTCATGACCGAAGTGCGGGATGCCTTACCGAATGCCGAGATTGTCCACAACTCCATCTGGTCATCCGGGTCCGGCACGCCAGGAAGCGATCCGATCGTGCAGCAGGAGATCCGCGCGGCTGATTATATTAACCGCGAAAGCGGAGTATCAGATGCGGGCCTGACGGGAAATGACGGCTACTGGTCGATCCAGTCGCTCTTCCGCTTCTTCGACATCGTTCACGCAAACGGCGCGAGCGTCATTGTCCAGGAATTCTCGAGCAACAACTTTTACGGCGAGGCTGCCTATTTTCTCATCTCGGAAGGCAACGATGCCATGAGCGATGGTAGCGTGAGTCCGAATAACTGGCCCGCGAATTACGATGTGGTCCTGGGGCAACCGCTGGGTGGCCGCTATGACTGGAATGGATTGATTCGCCGCGACTTCGAGAATGGCCTAGTGTTGCTGAACCCGCCGGGCAAAGCGACCGTGAATGCCTCGATTCCGGCCAACTTTTCGGACGTGGACGGCAACCCGGTGTCCTCGGTGAGCCTGGAGGCCAAGCATGGCATCGTGCTGGTCGGCAGTGCGCCCGTTGCTCCTCCGCCTCCGCTGGACGATCCGCCGCCTGTCGTTTTGCCGCCGCCGATAGTCGTGGACCCGCCGCCACCGCCCGGCACGCCTAATTATGCGCAAGGCTTTTCGGCTACCGGCTTGGCGCTGAACGGAACGGCCTCGATCAATTCCGGCCGCCTGCGATTGACGAGCGGACAAGGATTCCAGACCGGCGCCGCTTATTTCAATTCGCCCATCGACATTCAGCGATTCACCACGGATTTCACGTTCCATTTGTCGAATGCTCAGGCCGATGGCTTCACGTTTCTCGTCCAAGGCAATAATTCGGCGGCAATGGGTGCAACCGGCGGCGGTTTGGGTTCACAGAATATCCCAAAAAGCGTCGCGGTCAAGTTCGATCTCTACGACAATTCGGGCGAAGGATCGAGTTCGGTGGGGCTTTATCTCAACGGTGCATCTCCCGCAACGCCATCGACCGGCACGCCCGGCATGAATCTACGGAGCGGCGACACCTTCAAGGCGCATGTGATTTACGACGGCTCGAATGTTGGTTTGACGCTGACGGACATGGACACCAGCAATTCGTTCACGACGTCGTTCGCCGCTAATATTCCAGGGGTTGTGGGCGGCACTACCGCTTACGTCGGATTCACCGGTGCAACCGGCGGTTTGATCGCTACGCAGGATATTCTCACCTGGACCTGGAGCACGGATGCCGCGACAGTGACGCCGCCGGTAGTGGGCGGGATCGGGAACGGCACCTACACGCTGACCAATCAATGCAGCCACTTGGTACTCGACGATCCGTACGCAAGCATGGCGACAGGCGTGCAACCGTGGCAATGGCCGAGTAACGGAACGGCCGCCCAGCACTGGACGTTCCGGGCTTCGGGCGCGTATTACACCATCCAAAATCAGCAGAGTCGGCTGTATTTATCGGCCGTCGCCGGTAGCAAATTGACCCAGCAAAAGGCGACGAACGATGACATGGAGCTTTGGTCATTGCAGCCGACCGGATCGAATTACACGATCAAAAACAAGGCGACGGGCAAGGTAATCGACGATTCGGCCCAGAGCACGAAGCCGCAAACGGGCATGATTCTGTATCAGGCCAATGGCGGGTCGAATCAGGCGTGGAAGATCCAGTAAAGAATCATGGAACATGCGTGACGGATTCAGGATTGGACATACTTGGTCTCCAAGCAGGGGATGCAGCAGTAAAATCCGCCCCATTTCCCATCCACTATGGCCGTTTCGTGGCGAGCACGATCACCAGGATGAATTAAATGATCGCCGATCGCGCAACGATGCGGCTTGGCGACGCTAGCGATTCTGACGGTCCGATGTCGAATATCAACATCTCGATCGCAATCTAAAAACGGGTCAAATGCGATTATTTCCTGGTCGGTCACGAGCTGGCCCTCGTTTCCCTCATCCGCTCTCTGTTCTTGCACTTTGGGCATTCCCCGCAATC